GGAATTACAGTGAACTTTCACAAACGAAGATTAACCGAAGACCAGAACCTATTTGTTCGCGAAGGTGATTTTGTTAGATATGGCGATAATTACTACGAGATCGTGAAGCTGAGTGAGCCCAAACAACTATTTGGACAAATAGAACATCGTTTTGAGGTCACCGCCACATGTGTCGATGCAAGGGATGGGTTATTTAATGGCAATTGAAACAGATGGATATCCAATACAGGGCTCCTCATTAGAGAATATTGACGTTGGGTTTTATGAATTTGTTGATGACGTTTTAAATCTTCATGTAACATCAAATGGTGGCTTTCAAAAGGTCCCAGTGGTATGGTTGTCCTCAGAGAGAGCATTTCAGATCAAGAATGATGTCACCTTAAGAGACAGCAGCGGCAGATTAAAGCTTCCTCTTATTACTGTTGACAGAGGGGCAATTACAAAAGATCCATCATTTAAGGGTTCTTATCAAGCGAACTACCAACTGCCTATGTCTGGAGCCCGAGGTTATAAAAACAATTCTTACCTTGTCGGTAGGAAATTAAAACAAGTCAAATCTTCAGAATTTATGGAGAACGACTTGTATGAAAAAACCATTGGAACTAATAATAACGGATACACATCTAGAAAAAAACTTGTTTATGAAGAAGTGTATCTACCGATACCAGTGTATGTATCAATTAATTACTCAATAAATATAAGATCAGAATACCAACAACAGATGAACCAGTTGCTTGTTCCTTTTATAGCAAGAACAGGCCAAATCAATTCATTTGTATTTGAAAAGAACGGCTATCGCTATGAGGCATTTATCCAACAAGACTTTGGCCAAGAGAACAACGCAAGCAATTTGGGCGAGGATGAGAGATTCTTTGTAACTAAAATTGATGTTAAAGTTCTAGGGTATGTGCATGGCGAAGGGGTCAATAACCCAAAGCCTGTGGTTGTAACTAAAGAGAATATAGTTGAAGTTAAACTAGTTGGTGAAAGGTTGGTTAAAAATATTAGCGACGACAAGAAATTTGTTTGATTGCTAGGTCGTTGGGTTATTGAGTATTTAAATAACTATTTACTACGAATAACGTTAAATTATAGGAGATATTTTAATGGCTACGAAATTTGATTTCTTGTCTCCCGGTGTATTAATCAGAGAGGTTGACAACTCAGTCCTTCCGGCTGAAACTATTGAAGCAGGTCCAATACTTATCGGTCGTTCTGCCCAAGGCCCAGCAATGCAGCCTATCAGAATTAGATCATACGAGGATTTTGTTGATGTATTTGGCGCTCCTGTCCTTGGCACCGCTGGAGGTAATCAAGACATTTGGAGAGCAGGCTTTGTTCAGGCTCCTAACTATGCTGGTATCGCTGCGCAAGCACATCTTGCTTCAGATACAACACCTATTACATTTGTTAGACTACTAGGTGACGACAGCTCAATAAGCCCTGTGAGCTCACAAAAGCCCGGATGGTCTTTAACAAATGGTGGACCGGCCCTTGCTCCCGCAAGTAACTCAGCAGCATATGGATTATTTTTAGTTAATTCTGGAGCAGTAGCTGCTTCAGTTACTGGTTCGCTTGCTGCTGTTTTCTATGTTGATACAGGATACATGACCTTAAGCGGAACTGCTGTTGAGGGTGCGCTAACTTCATCTGCTGGAACCCTGATAAAGTCTCAAGGGGCTAATAAAGAGTTCAAAGCAGCATTTTATACCGCAGGTAGCCAAAAAATAGAAGAAATATCTTTTAGCTTTGACAGAAACGATAATTCAAAATATATTAGAAGTCAATTTAACACAAATCCTGTTAGAACAAATTCTGATTTGGTTACCTCTGAAAATACAAAGACATATTGGTTGGGTGAAACATTTGACAGATTTGTCGCCGACACTGTAACAAACACAGCTTCTGGTGAAGTTTACGGAATCTTGTTACCTCTTCAAAGTGGCTCAGTCGATTGGTTCGAGCACCAAGAGAAAAACTCAGACGCCCAAACCGGATTTGTGATAGCACAAGACCAAGGTGCTTCCGGCGATTTTGATCCCGCTACAAGTAACCAAAAGCTTTTCAGATTTATTTCTCTTCACGGCGGTGATAGCCTACAAAAGAGATTAATGATTGGAATTAGTAACATTACACTACCAGTTGACACCAGTCTAAATAACTATGCCTCTTTTAATGTTGAGATCACAGACCTCGGTGGCAACGTTTTGGAAGAGTTTGTTGGAGTTAACCTAAATCCTGATTCTGATAACTATATTGTTACAAGAATTGGCGATACTAGTTTTACTTGGTCAGATACTGAAAAGAAATATACTGCACTTGGACAACAGCCAAACAACTCAAATTATGTTAGAGTTGAAGTTAGTGGTCTTGTTGAGGCAGGAGGCGCCTCGGGCCTTATACCATTTGGTTTCCTCGGCCCTGTTCGTCCGAAAGGGTTCACTCTAATTGAAAGTGGCTCTGCTGCTCAAGCATTTGGATCAAACTCGTCTGGCTCCGCAGCCGCGTTCGCAGGTGCTTTCGTAGCAGGAAATGAAACGTTTCCATTCCACGGCGGAACGGATTCGAACTTTGCTGGTCTACCAATTGATTATACAGCATCTTTCCGCTTTCCACAAATCGCCCTTCGTGGCGCTGGAAGCGATGGTAACCCTGTTGATGAATATGATGTATATTATGGAATCAGGCCAAAACAAACCGCAGCAGGCACACTTACTGATGATGGATATGTTGATTACGTAAGAAAACTTCCTGTCGGCGCAAATAGCTTCACACCAACCGCAGATTACGAACATTCATTTATTTTCTCAATGGATGATTTAGTTGTCAACAATACAACTAGAACTGTAACTTACACATCTGGTTCTCGTGTCGCTGGAACCTCTAGAACGGCCACAAGTGGTGCGGCTGAACTGATTACAACATTAGGAATTAAACAATTCATGATGCCATTGTTTGGTGGATTTGATGGACTTGATATAACTGAAAAAGAACCATTTAGAAATTCTTTGATGGCTAGCCAAACCACCTCAACAAGCACAAACGTATTTACTCTTGTTAAAGCAGTGGATACAATCAGAGATTCAGAGCAAGTTATTGCTAACACGTTGGCAATCCCCGGCATCACAAATACAACAATCACAGACAAAGTGATTTCAATGTGTGAAGACAGAAAAGATCTTCTTGGAGTTATCGATCTTGAAAATGGATATCAACCACTAACCGAGGGAACAACAAGAACAGCGGGCTCTTTGAGTAGCACAATTACTAGCGCAAGATCAAGAAAACTTAATTCAAGCTTTGCTTGCGCATTCTACCCTTGGGTTCAAGTGGCTGCCAACACTGGCGAAGCAAGCGGACGTGTATGGAATCCACCATCAGTCGCAGCAATTGGTGCTTTTGCTAGTTCGCAACGACAATCAGAACTTTGGTTTGCCCCTGCTGGTTTCTCTCGCGGTGGACTTAGCCCACTCGGTGGAGTAGGTGGACCAAGAGTTGTAAATGTTGACGGAACTCTGACTGCTCGCAACAGAGATGATTTGTATCAAATTAACATCAACCCAATCGCTTCATTTCCGGGCGAGGGAATTGTTATCTTTGGTCAGAAGACTCTTCAAGCAACTCCTTCTGCTCTTGACAGAATTAATGTTAGAAGATTACTGATTTACTTGAAGGGTGAACTTTCAAGAATATCAAGATCGCTTCTCTTCGAGCCAAACGTAAATGCTACTTGGTTGTCATTTAAGACACAAGCAGACCAAGTTCTCTCTGAGGTAAAAGCAAACTTTGGTGTCACAGATTACAAAGTTGTCCTTGATGAGACAACTACAACAGCAGACCTCATTGATAGAAATATTCTCTACGCTAAGGTCTTCATCAAACCAACCAGAGCAATTGAATACATTGTTGTAGACTTAATTGTTACCAATACTGGTGCGGAATTTGTATAACGGCATAATTATTATAATAGGAGATTAATGCAATGGCTTTTTGGTCTGAACAATACAACGCTCAATCTAAGGATCCCAAAAGAGGATTTAGGTTTAAGATTACCTTTCAAGGTATGAACAACGCAGACATCGTATGGTTTGCTAAGCAGGTTGGTAAACCTTCATACACGATTACTGAATCAAAGCACTCATATCTTAATCACAGCTTTTACTTTCCGGGCCGTGTTGAGTGGGATACTATTTCGATGACACTTGTTGATCCTGTATCTCCCGGAGCCGTTGCGCAAACCAACGCACTTGTTGTTGCGGCTGGATATCAGGTTCCCGGATCTCCTGCTGATCTTGCTTCTATGTCAAAAGGTAAATCAACTGCCGCTATCAACTACCTGTTGATTGAGCAGATTGACTCCAATAATCAAGTAATTGAAAGCTGGACTCTTAAGAATCCATTTGTTAAGGCAGTAAACTTTGGTGAACTTGCTTATGACAATGATGATCTTACAGAGATCGAAATTGAATTTCGTTATGATTGGGCTGTTTGTGAAATCGGTCCTGAAGCAGCCGCTGCTAACACCGGATTCAATAATCAACTTGGAACAATACCTGACGACAGAACATTCTACGATAACTAAAAATGTCTTTCTGGACCAGTCCAAATATTCATCCTAAAACTAAGTCTCGTTTCATCGTTTCGTTTGGAACGAGATTTTTTCTTCCTAATGTAAAATCGGTTACAAAACCGGCTGTGGAGGTTCAATCTAAAGAATATCGTTTGATGAATCACTACTTTAATTATCCGGGTCTTGTTAGGTGGCAACCCATAACAATCACATTTGTTGACTTGAACGGAGAAGGAGATCAATTTGATACATCACAAATGCTTGCCGAGATGTTAAATAATTCAGGCTATGCCCCTCCTACAGAAGAAAATCATCCAATTGGAAAAAACCCCGATACAAATACACCAATCACAACTCCCGAAAAAGCCTCAACGATTGCAAACTCATTTGGCGATGGATTATGGAGCACGACAAATAGAAATCCAATGGAGCCCAATGCTGATAATAGAACAATTAGAATACAACAACTTGACTCCGGATTTCTTAGAAAAGAAGGCACCTTAGAGATTCCAAACGCTGGTGTTATAGAAGAATGGGTGCTAGCTAACCCAATCATAACAAACATTACGTGGGGTGATCTAGATTACGGGTCAGATGATTTGGTGGAATGCACTTTAGAAATAAAATACGACTGGGCTGAATTTAATAAAGGCGAACAAGGGCCAATAACAAGTAATACATATCAAAATTTCTCAAGATAAACAGCGAGGTGAAAATTGAGTAGAAATAATAAAAAAAGAACCGGATCTCACGGAGACGCTGGTTCAGAAGTGGTTGGCTCGTTGCCAAACCCGTTAGATTTTATATCTCCGACAGAACATGTAGAACTACCATCAAAAGGTAGAGGCTATCCAGCAGGGCACCCGCTCTATGACCAAGAAACAATTGAGATCAAATACATGACTGCAAAAGAAGAGGATATTCTATCTTCAAGAAATCTTTTGAAAAAAGGACTTGCGATTGAAAGATTGATAGAATCAGTTATTTGTGATAAAAACATTGCGGCAAGAGAACTTCTTGTTGGGGATCGCAATGCCATATTGATTGCCGCTAGGCGTTCCGGCTATGGAAACATTTACAGCACAAAGATAAGTTGTCCTAGTTGTGGTAATGTAGGTGAGCATGATTTTGATCTGAATGAGTCTCATATATATGAAGGCAAAGATCACGACAAATATAATATCGAAGTGACTCCTCAAGGTCTTTTCAAAGTTGCTCTTCCAATTACTAACTTCGTAGTTGAATATAGACTCCTCAGAGGCCAAGACGAAATAGAAATGGTCAAGAGGGCACAGAAGAATGCCAAACAAAAAGTAGCAGAACAGAATGTCTCAGACCAACTTAAAAAGTTTGTGGTTTCTGTTAACGGATACAAAGAGTCAAAAGTTATTAATCACGCGATTAATAACATGCCAGCGCAAGATTCAATCTTTTTAAGAGGTGCCTACAAAGTGTCGTCACCAGATATTAAGATTTCAGATGATTACTCTTGCTCGTCCTGTGGATTTGAACAGGAACTGGAGGTGCCTTTCGGGGCAGACTTTTTTTGGCCTAACCGATGAGTATATGGAGAATGTTTATGAACAATTCTTCATTCTCAAGCATTATGGATCGTGGTCTCTGATTGAGCTTTACAATCTTCCCGTTGGCCTTCGCAAATGGTGGCTGGAACGAACAATCAAAGAATACGAGAAAGAAAAAGAACAACATGAAAAGGCTATGAAAAAGTCAAGACGATGAATGCTCTTTCGAGAGCATTTTTGTTTATGATCTAATTATAAAGAGGACACCGCTATGATTGTAATAGATTTAACAAAAAAGAACCAACTAAATGAAAGTTGGTTGAGAATGATTGGCTCATGGTCAAAAGCACTTCTCCAGCAAATGTTTGGAAAAGATTTCTCTTTGAACATGTCTCTGAAAGAAGAGGAAGAGGAGAACAAGCTTAACTTTGTTATTCGAGGAGAGGTTGAAGATGTAAAGGCTTATGCTGACGCTTTACTTCGTGAGAAAGATTATCTTGAAGCATACGCTCAGTTTGGTAAAGATCATCCAATGACAAACAAACAACGAAGCCTTCTACAGCAAGCGGTTCAAAACTTTGAATCAAAGACAGCCATTCGTTGGCCGTTTTCAGACGAGGACTAATAGATGCCACAAGACGGCGATACACCATCAGCAGCGGAACTGGCAGCGGCGATTGAGAATCTCAATACTGTAATCGCCAAGCAAAAAGAGCTCTTAAAGATCAGGCAGCAAGACGCCGAGATCGCTGGTGATCTTTCTGAGCAGATTAGGATCCAAGCAGAAGTAACAGAAAGAGAATTAACTCTTTTGTCACAAAAGCTTGACAAAGCTAAAAGCACAACTGAAATAGAAGAGGCTATCACTGGTAAACTAAGAGAACAAATCACCATATTAGAAGAAGCAGAAAAGATAAACTTTTCTGCTAACCAAAAAAAAGAAATTGGACTGAGACTCATTGCTCAACAAAGGGCACAGCAAGAATTAATAACAAATACAACAAAACAAGCAGACGGCTTTGTTGGAGGTATCGCTGGAAAATTAGGAATTGCTAAAGATTTCTCTAAAACAATGGCAGGTAGTGTAACCGATTTCGCGTCCAATCTGCTTGAGTCTGGTAAAGCAACAGAAATATTATCTGCTTCATTTTTTACCACGTTCAATCGTTTAAACCTTGCAGCGTCAGTATTAGAAAAAATAGTCGAATCTACAATCGCCGTAGCCATCGCAGCAGATGCCGCCGCATCAAATTTCCAAAGAGCGACAGGCTTTTCTGGTGAGATTC